ATGAATTTGGGACCTTGTAAGGACTGCCGGGAGCGGTATGTAGGATGCCACGGGCAGGGGCCGGACGGCACCTGGCGGTGCGAAGCCTGGGGCCGGTGGCAGGAGGAGCAGGCCGGGAACCGGGATCGATCCGCCGGAGAGCGCTTTGAGAAGCAGATCCAGCGGGACTACATCTGCGCAAGCAAGGAGCGGTTTCGGAAAATGAAGCAGCGGGGACAGCCTAAACGGAGGTGAAGATCATGGCAGAGAAAAAACAGAGAATCCTGTGGGAAGTGGGCTGTGAGGGCCACACGGACGCATGGGTTGTGGCGGAGAACTGGGAGCTGGCCACGGTGGAAGCCGCCGCATTTTGGGGGGTGCCCTGGGGCAAGGTGGCCGCCCGGTGCGAGTGCAAACAGCGGATCCCTGGAGCGCCCCGGAATATCTGCTGCCGCTGCGGGAAGATCTACTACGGCTCATCCCATATGTGCGATGTTTGCCAAAAGACGGCTGAAACCGAGGAATACCTGCTGCAGAGGGCCCGGCGGCGGGGGTACCGCACCGGGAAGCTGGTGTGATAAAGGAGGAAGGACCCATGGTGGAAGAAGCGATCCGAAAACTCAGGGAACAGCAGCACAAGGTGAAAGAGCGCTCCGCACCCTGGATGGTGGCGGAGCAGCTGATGGACATTTGCCGGCGGGAATCGGCAAGTGCTGAGCTGATCGCCCAGGACCTGGACAACCCGGAAATGGGGATCGTTCAGGCGGAGAAGAAGATCAAAGCCTTTGCGGATTCCCATAAGACGGGGAACTTTGCCTGCGTGACACCGGTGGAGGCAGAGGACATCCTGCGGAAGTTCTACGGCCTGCCGGATCCCAGGCGGGACAAGCCTTTCGCAGGCGGAGCCGTATCGGTGGATCTGGCGGACTTTCTGTGAGGTGTGACGGTATGGAACAGCACGATTATGCGGCGGAGCTGCCCCAGGAGCCGCCGGAGGGACTGATTCCCTGGCTGCAAAAGCGGGGGGAGCTCCAGGAGCATGTGATCTGGTATAAGGCCGCCTGGGTGCATGATCCTCTGACTGGGCAGCGCAAGCGGATGGCGGAGCTGCGGTGCTCCGCCTGCGGCGGGACCATGTATGCCGACAGAATTCCGAATCCAGGGAGCACCTTCGGATATCTTGACCCGGAGAGCAGACATCCCGTGTCAAACGGAAACCACGTCCTCTGTCCCATGTGCGGCTGCAGCGCCGAAGCCCTGCACATCGGCCGGGGCCGGGGAGGACACTGGGGGAAAGGATACTGGCCACTGACCATCATCCGGGTGGGGGACAAGCTGGCCCTGGTGGGCTGGTGCGTGGGAAAGTTCATCCGCTGCACTGGGGAGGAGCTCATCTCCTGCCGGCAGTACGAGGCCTATGTGGTGGAGGAGCACAAGGTAGTGCGGCTGATGGGATATCTCAAATGCCTGTCCGCCATCAGTTTTTTCGGCCATTGGGAGCAGCGCAAGGCCTGCCTGGACAACTGGGGAGAGGCGGATCTGGTGTATCCCTGGGACCGCAGGCTGCTGATCGGATCCACGGCGGAGAACAGCAAGCTGGACCTTTACATGAAAGCAGCAAAGGAGCCCTATCCCGTGACCTATCTCAGGCTCTGGCAGCGCCACCGGAATCTTGAGAACCTGGTGACCCAGGGCTGCGGCGCTCTGGTAGGGGAGATGATACGGGATGAATCCTACCGGTACAGCTATGAGCGGGCCAGAGGCGTACCGAAATTGCCGGAAATCAACTGGAAGGAAAAGCGCCCGGCCAAAATGCTGGGCCTCACCAAAGAGGAATTCCGGTCCTGCCGGGCGTTCAAGTGGACGACAGAGGAGCTACAATTCTACCGGCTGTGCCGGGAAAAGGGCATCAAGCTGCGTATTCCCGAGGATCTGGAAGACTGCAAAGCCGCCCGGCTCCATTGGTGCCGCCGGATGGTAGAGGAGGAAAAAGCGCCTCTTCTGCGGACGGTGCGGTATCTGAAACGGCAGAGCACAAAGGATCGCCGGGCAGATGGACATATTTTGGAGGATTACTGGCGCATGGCCCGGGGTGAGGGCTACGACCTCACCGACGAGCATGTCCGGTTCCCCAAGGATCTGCTGCGAGCCCATGACCGGGTGGCGGAAGAGCGGCGGATCCGGGAGGAGGCCAAGCGGGCCAGGGACCGGGCGGAGAAAAACAAGAAGCTGCAGGAGGCCTTTGCCAGGCAGATGGAGGCTCTGGCGCCGCTGGCATGGAAGCACGGCGGCATCCTGATCCGGCCCTGCGGGGCGCCGGAGGAGCTGGACACAGAGGGGAAGACCCTGAGCCACTGTGTGGCCACCTACAAGGACAAGCACGCCGGCGGAAAAACGGCAATTTTTTTCCTGCGGAGGGCCACTGAACCGGACAAGCCCTGGTACACCTTGGAGTTAAACCTAGAAGACTTTACAGTGATCCAGAACCGGGGAAAGTGCAACTGTGGCAGGACAAAGGCGGTGGAGGCCTTTGAGGCGGCGTGGCTGGAGCATATCCGGCCCATGAAACAGCAAAAGAAGAAAGGAAAAGGTGCGGCATGAGTTTGGAACAGGCAAAGGCCCTGGCGGCGGAGCTGGGGATGGAGGAACCGCCCCGGGTGGATCCCATGGAGGCGGCCTATAAAATGACGGATACCTATTACAGGCAGCAGATGGAGGCCCGCGCCCGCCGGGAGCAGGAAGAGGATGACGGGGAGGGGGCCATCCTGGCCCGGGACTTCGGGATGAACGGGCAGCCGCCCGCAGAGGAAAAGCCCCTGGACCTCATCACGGAGGAGATTCTCTTTTACAAGCGCCAGGCCGGCGGCGCCATCATCGAAATTGGAAAGCGATTGCTGGAGGCCAAGGCCCAGCTGGGTCACGGGGAATGGCTGCCCTGGCTGCGGGAAAAAGTGGACATTTCGGAACGGCGTGCCCAGGAATTTATGCAGATTGCAAGGGAGTATTCCAAATCCGCGGAAATCGCGGATTTGGGAGCCTCCAAAGCCTTGGCGCTCTTAGCTTTGCCGGAATCTGAGCGGGCAAATTTCGTGGCTGAGACCCACTCTGTGAATGGGGTGGAAAAGACAGCCTCGGAGATGACGGCCAAGGAGCTGAAAGAGGCCATCCAGGCCCGGGACCGGGCCCTCCGGGAAGCCCAGGAGGCGGATGCCCGGGCCAAGTCCGCCGAGGAGAGCCGGGCCAAGATGGAGGCGGACATGCGCCAGCTCAAGGAGCTCCAGCAGCGGGCCCGGGAGGCCGAAGAGGAGAAGGCCCGGCAGCTGCAGGCGGCGGAGGAAGAGCTCCAGGCCCTGCGCAGCCGCCCGGTGGAGGTTGCGGTGGAGACCCGGGACGCCACACCGGAGCAGCTGGCCTCCGCCCGGGAAGAGGGCGCCCGGCAGGCCCGGGAGGAAGCGGACAAGGCCCACCGGAAGGAACTGGAGGAGATGGAGCGCAAAGCCCAGGACAACGTGAAGAAGCTCCGGGAGGAGCTCAAACAGGCCCAGTCGGCGTCCCGGGAGGCCAATATCCGGATGCAGGAGGCGGAACAGGCGGCAAGATCGGCGGAGAAGAAGGCAGCGGACGCCGCCCGCCTGGCCAAGGTCAGCGCCAATGAGAATATGGTGACATTCCGGGTGCTCTTCCAGTCCGCCCAGGACACCGTGAACCGCATGGCGGACGCTGTGGGGAAGGAAGGCGCGGAGAATCAGCAGAAGATGCGCGCGGCCCTCCGGGCACTGGCCCAGGCCATTGAAAAGGCGGCGGGAGCATGAAAATTGAAGCGCCCTGCCGCCTGGGGGAGCGGTTTGACTGCCGCAAGTCCTATTCCAACGGGCGGTTCACCCTGACGGGCCTGACGTTCTTTTACTGGGAGTCCAGCCTGTTCCCGGGCACTACACTCTGCGGGAAGCGGGATGCCCAGAACCGTCTGGAGAACACCACGTTTTTTGAGCCCGGGGATGCCGAGAGCGGCGTCCGGATCTCCTTCGAGGTGCCGGACGCCATCGTGATCCCCGGGTACCCGCTCTCTGAACTGGGCCTTGAAACGAAGGCCGTGGGGCACCTGGCAGGGGTGTCTCTGACGGAGGAGGGGTGGGCCTGGTCCGTGGCATACGGCAAGGACTATGGAGGGCCCATGGAGCGGGTCCGGACGGAGGAGCTGGACCGGATGTTTGAGCCGGTGTTGCCCCTCCATGCGGTACAGGTAAACTGGAAGGAATTTTTGCTGTGAGCGCTGATGTACGGGGAGGAATTGTGATGCAGATGACAGATGCGGAGATCCTGCAGTCATACCGCGGGGCCAAGGACCCTGTGAAGCAGATCGGTGTGCTGGTGGATCTCAACTGTGTCAAGGAGGCGGAAATGGCACGCAAGCTGCAAGCGCTGGGGGTATCGGTGGAAATACCGCCGGAGAAGCCCCAGCCGGTAAGAAAGCCACCGATCCCCACCTTTGATGTTGCCCGGGCGCTGGAGCTTCATGCAGAGGGACTCTGCGACCTGGATATTGCGGAGCGTCTTGGGGTGAAGCAAAGCAACTTCGCCGCATGGCGACGCGGACAGGGGCTGAAAGCCAATGCCAAAAGGGCGGAGAAACCGAAGAAGCAGACTGTGCAGACGGACCAGACTGTACAGGAGACCGCCGGGGCCATGTCTGTCGGCAGGATGGCGGAGATCTTCGCCAGGATCGCAAAGTGGCATCCGGATGCACAGGTGACCATGGACGGGAAGCCCATCGCGGCGGTCATGCTGTCCTCACTGTTTGACAGTACGGCTGATGCAGAGGTCCAGGTGTTTTTGATGGAGGGATAAGCGTGCAGGAAGGGGATGCGAAAGCATGCTGACCGTCACCGTACAGGTCAAGGCACCGCCGGATATGGCCCAGGCTGTGAAAGAGGCCCTGGCTATGTGGCTGGAACGCTATGGGGACGCCCACGTGGTGTCTGTTGTGGCGAAGGCCCCGGAGCAAATGCGGATTGGGAGGGAGCGAACAACATGAGCAAGAAAAATCTGCGCCGGGTCTCTTTGCTGATTACGGCCCAGTCGGCCTACAATCTGGAACGCCTGAGAGCCATGTGCGGATACCGGGAGATCGGGGAGGTGGTAGACAATCTGGTCCGAGGGAAGATGCTCTCTTTACATGTGGAGCAGTCCCGGGGAGATTACTTGCACAGAAAGGAGACATGACCATGGCAATCAAAAATTACACGACCACGGTGGAAGTAAACAAAAGCCTGGGAGAGATCCAGGGTGCGCTTGCCGGACACGGGGCCCGGAAGATCATGGTGGACTACGACGGCGCCGGGCAGCCTGTGGGCATCACCTTCGGAATCGAGACGCCGGATGGCCCACGCGGCTTTCTGCTGCCTGCCAATGTGGCTGGTGTCAAAGCAGTGTTTGCACGGCAGAAGGTTCGGGCTCCGGTTGGACAGGCTGAGCGGACCGCATGGCGCAATGTCCGGGACTGGATTATGGCGCAGATGGCGATTGTGGAGGCTGGGCAGGTTGAAATCCAGGAGGTTTTCTTCCCATATCTGATAGACGGACGCGGCCGGACCGTTTATCAGCTCTACCAGGGTGGCCAGCTGGCTATTGGCGACGGATCGGAGGCATGACAATGGTTCCGTGCTTATCATGCTGGCTGCGGTACAGCAGTTACTGTATGGGCTGCCGGTACTGGGCTACCGGAATTGGAGTGGAGCAGCTGCATGGCTGAGATCTTGGATCTGAAGGATCTGGAGTTACCAGACTGTGAAAACTGCCGGGACCCGTCCAAACGGATATTTGCCCGCACAATGGATCTGGAGGGGCCGGGCGTACCGGGGGTCCTTTATCAATGCGATAACAAGAAATGCAGAAACCGGCGGAATGCCATCGGAAATTTTCTTTTTATGGGAGAGGAGCGGGAAACATGGAGCGGTTGACGATGATCGACGGCATGGGAAATGAGGAATTAGTGCGCTGTATGGGATGCGGACTTGAAAAGGCCGGAGAAAATTTGGAAAACTGCGGGTTTTGCGAAGAGGGATGGCAGAAAGCGCTGAAAAAGCTGTACGCCATCGAGGATATTCTGGGAGATGACTACGGCCTGGACAGGCTGCGGGAACTTGTGGAGGCAGACCGGGCAGGGCGGTGCGTGGTGCTGCTTCCGGGAGAAGACATTACTCCGGCGGCGCATACTGTGCCGGTTTTACGCTATCGGACACAGAGATACGAGCGGTATGAAGAGTCAGGCCTGAACGACAACGGAGAGATGCTGTATGTCAAGCGGGTTTTTGTTGACGAAAAAAGCTATGTAATGTATTGCCCGTCATGCGGGAAGAGACTGTGCTCTCGATTTACAAATTTCTGCCCAAGTTGCGGGGCCAAGATGAGTGGAGGCACGGTATGAAGAAGAAACATCGATGCCGGGCAGTGGTCGCCACGGCGCCCTGCGGACAACAGGTGGTCTATCCGTCCGTGTCTGCCGCGGCGCAGGATGTCGGCGGGCAGGTCTCCCGCATTACATATGCCTGCAGAACGGGGACCACCTATAAGGGGATCCACTGGATGTATGCGGAGGAGGCGGAGAAAACGCAATGAGAAGAGAGATCAAAGAGGCGGCAGTCTATGCCGCCGTGAGCCTTGTGGTATTGCTGCTGGCGGCCTGGAACTTCTGGCTGCGTCAAGCGGCGCTGGGAGGTCTCGTACTGGTGGTGGGCTGGGAATGCCTTGCGGTCAATTCCTTTTTACAGGGAGCCCGGTATGGGTTGAACAGAGCCTTTGACCGGGGCCGGGAAGCTCCGAGAATCCCGGAGCAGCAGAAAGCTCCGGAACAGGAGTTCCGCTGCCCGGACTGTGGGTGTACCCAGTTTACCAGGGCCGCCGGGGCGCATATCTGCATCTGCTGCGGAGCTGTTATCACAGGAAACAAGGAGGCAGACCGGCATGAGAAGAGCAAAGTGTGAGCGGTGCACGTTCCGGGCGCCGGTGGGGGCTGATTACCGGTGCGATTACTGTGCCATCACCGGGCAAACCCGGCTGGCCGCTCCGCCTGAACAGTGTCGGCACTTCCGGGCGGGAGCTCGGATTGAACGCACGCAGGAGAAAAAGGCCGCTTTTGTGGAAGCGACGCCGCGGCCTAAGGTAAGGCACGGAGGCGGACCCAGGCCCAAATATGACTGGGGATACGGCAGAGCGCTCTACGACCAGGGGAAAAACGACGTGGAGATCAGCAGGGAGCTGGGCTGCGACCCCAACACGGTGCATCGATGGCGCCGGAAACTGGGCCTGCCGGCAAATGCCGGGCCCGGGGGCAAATCTGCGAGACGGGAGGCCGGCCGTTGAATAGACCCGGCCTCCAGGCGGTGTATGGAAGAGGATGGTTCATGTGTTCAGGTTTAAAAAATCTGTTCCAGTGAGTTACGACCGGCAAGGTTTTATCTATTTCACATCAAAGCTTTATCGAGAGCTTCCGAAAAAGAAACAAACCAAAATTTTAAACTTGTGTCTGGAGTGCGGTGGAGAATATAGTCAGGCACTATTTGAATTTGTAACAACGGACTCCGGTGCTACAAATGTGTGCATGCAATACCACCTCTCCCGTTCTACGCTGGAACGGGCGGTAAGAAAGTATTACGAACGTTTTCCTAAGAGGCTATGACCGGCAG